CCAGCATCTTGTGCAATGCGTTCTTGTGCAGGATTCAGCTTTTGGCGAATCCAGTCTTGTGATTTTGCTATCCAACTCATTGTTTTTCCTTAAATAAATCGTGAGAAAAACGAGTTGTGCGTGCTTGTGGCTACGGGCTTATCACCATGAACGTGCTTTGATCGCTGGAGTTCGATCCAACGCTGCTGTTTAGGTTCGGAACCTACTGGCGGAGCTTTGCCATATATTGAGTGCAGCGCTACATGATGCGGATTACAAAGGGTGTAAACTTTATCGTATAACTCTGTATGGTGCTCAGCAATAAATTCATCACGAACAGCTAAAATGCCTTCGTCTGTTGATATATCGTAACCTTTGTGCGCAGACCACGTTTCTAACAAGATTGTGATTGAGTGTAGGTGATGAAGTTCCAGGTCTTTGTTTGTGTCGCAAATAAAGCACTGAGGTTTTTTATCGTATGCCGCCTTGGCTTTGTCGCGAACCCACTTTACTGGGATACGATTGTTTGTGTTCTTGGCCATTTTTTACTTGGACCTTCTTGAGATTACTAGTATTATACATGGTATGCATCAAAAAGTCAATACCAGAATTTATGTTGCAGGTAGAGTATTTTGACTTGAACAACCAATCCAAACCGTGTATAATAGAATATTAAGTACAATACCGTTTACAATGTATATGTATAAAGAGCATAACGAATCGCATCAGCCATGTGTGAATAGTCATCATGCTTGGGACGTTCACGTTGTAAACCTTCTTTGGTATCCCAGCGATATTGGTCAAACACCGCTAATGAATGTGTGCAATGAGGAGCTACTTTTAAACGGCCCTGAGCTACCAGTGTTTGTACATATGCAATTCCGGGTAAGACGTCTTTCTTCGCCTTAGTTGAAGCCAAGTCGTAGATGTATGCCAGGTCCGATGCAAACTGTGCAGCAGCCGAGTCAATAAAAATGGTTTCCACACCCCACTTGGCACACAGCTCCGCAAACGCACTGGCATGATCGGCGGTGGTAGCTTCGTTTTTCAAGTACTCATCCACAATCCAGAACACATCGGTGGCCATATCATAGATAATAACCACAAAAGCCGTGTAGTCGCGATAGCCCGGGTCACAGCCAGCAATGGCTTCGCCCAGCAAATCCGGCGGAGGTTCCAACACATCACTAGCCGCTAGGCTATAAATCTGACCCTCAAACACAGTAAACGATGCCAAGTATTCTTGTTCAAATTCCGCACGCGACATTGACCGGCGAGCTTCGGCCACATCAGATTCCTGCATGCGCGTATTCTCCGAATAGTCCGCTTGCAGGCTCACCCACTCTGGAAACTCCGAACTAAAGCCACGATTCCAAAACTGGCTAAACCAGTTGTTGCGACCACGTGGTGTTGATATAAAAATGGCTTTGCTGCCAGGCTTGTCTAGTGTGGGTCGGAGTGCAACGTTGAATGCGGCTTCACCATCCGATCCAAGCGCTGCTTCGTCAAATATGATAAGATCGTAACTGCGGCCAACGCATGAATCCACAGTGCTCAACGAACCCATACGAATAGTCGAACCATTGTCCAACTCAATTATTTTGTCTTTTAGGTTATCACGTGCAACTTCTAGGTCAAAGTGCTTGATAAGGCGGCGTTGTAGTTCAAAAGAGATCCCACTAAGATTATAGTTGGGCGACATGATTAACACATTTGAGCCAGGCACTAAACTCACCAATTGGCCTACCACGTTGGCTATGTAGGTTTTGCCAAGTCGGCGCGCTAGCGCAGCGCACACAAAACGGTACTTGGGGTCGTTGATGGCATTGATTAGTGCGGTTTGGGGTCTGTTGATGGTTTCATAAATGCCCAAGAGTTTCAAGTAGTTGACGATGGGTAGTTTGATAAAACGAGTTTGTGCTGGAAACTCTTGAATAAGTTCGCACTCAACATCTGGTCGGCTAATGGTTAGCATTAGACTCCTTCACCACTAATAAGACGTGACACCAGCTGCGAATACTTGCTTCCGTCTAAGCCTTCATTGATCTGAACATTCACTTGCTTTGAGGGGCCACCAGGACCCTGACGCAGTTTTTCCAGCTGAATTTCACGGTCTAGTAAATCCATCGACATTTTATGACTGATTTGTAGCAGCTCAGCAATATCTTTGGTCGATCCAGTTTGTGATTCATGCAGTTCTTGAAACTTTTGTTTGAGTAGTGCGTCCATAGCGGCACGCATTTGAAACTTGTTGTTGTAGCCGGTGTCCATGAACACATGGTCAATATACGCTTTGACCTCACGGCGGGCTAAGATTTCCGCAACCAGGGTAGGTGCCAAGTCCAGCTCATCAGCCACACGTCGGGCGTCTTGCAGCTGCAGGTAGCAGTTGGCTACTTCCAGGGCTTCTGGGGCGATGTTGAGTGTTTCAGCAGGTAGGTTTTGCGTCATAGTGGTATCCTTTGGGGCAATTATACCATGGGGGCGGGTGGTCTCACAAGTGGATTTTTTTGGTGGGGTTTGGGGTCAGTTGGGATGATTTGGGGTGGGTGGGGACGATGGGGGCGGTTTAGGGTCGGCTGAGGCATGGTACGGCACCCAGATGGTTTTGGGATTTTTACCCCATAGGCCGCGTGTGGGTGGGTGCCACGGCGTATGTGTAAACTTTAGTCTACTAACCGCCCCTAGTCAGTTTGTTTGTAAACCTACTATAATATGAGTACTTTTGTTTCCTAACAGATTTGTGAACCAACTAGCTAACATGTAACAGTTTGTAACAGTTCAATTAAACTGTTGACCAACTGCAAAAGCATGATATAATAAACCCATGACAACGAAAGACACTATGACACAAACACAAACACTTGCTCTTGCATATGCTGAAAAATTGGTTGCATACTATCGTGCTCAAAATAGCGAAGGTATCGATAAGGATACTTTGGTTCGCAAAGCATATAATGCACTGTGTGATGCACAAAATATGTTGGCTTATGCGGCCGAATGTGAGGCTAAAAATGCGTGAATTTTTTGACATGGTGTTGGCAATGGCTTGCATTGCCCTGCCTTTTGTGATATACTTTGCTTTTGTAATGAAACCCTGAAAGGAAAATTGAAATGACTGCTAAAACTGTGAACTATACCCCTGAGCAAACCCTGCAAATGGTTGCCGACTATCAAGCCGGTAAAACTGTGGAAACCATTGCTGAAGCATTGGGCAAAACTGTGCGTTCTGTGGTTGCCAAGCTTTCGCGTGAGAAAGTTTATGTGGCTAAGACTTATGTATCCAAAACTGGTGAGGCTGTAATCAAAAAGGATGCTGTTGCCGATTACATTGGTGATGCATTGGGCTTGAATGAAGCTGATGTTGAATCGCTGACAAAAGCCAACAAAACAGCATTGAAAGCCATTGCGGATTTCATCAAGGCTGAAAAGACCTGATAAACTGTAGGGGCTTTGCCCCTACAATCCACCATTGTGATATAATTGTTTTTTAACTGGAGAATGTAACATGACTAAATTGAACCGTGAACAAAAGGCATACCGTAAAGCACTCAAAGAAAATGTTGAGGGTGCTGGCGGTGAAATCTTTAGCTTTGCCGCAGAAGGCTTGACCGTGGTGGTTGTGCCTGCAATGCCTGGCAATTTGTGCAGTGAGTTTGTCCACGTTGCAATCGCACAATGTGATTTTAAAGATGATGAATTCAAGCGCAAAATGGGCGAGTATATTGCACTTGAGCGTTTGAATTGTGGAGCATTTTGGGCTGTGCCTGTACAATGTCGCTGCAATGAAGAAGTTGCAGAAGCTGTGCGCGATATGATGTTTAATTAACACTTTTGTTTGCAAACCAAATATAATACTTTGGTTTGCAACTGCGCCCAGCCCATATATCAGCGTATCCATATATAAGCATATGCTTATATATGGGCGCCAAATTATACCACACAATTTGTGCCCGTGTCAAGGGTTTGGTGATTGATTTTTACAATCACTGCGATAAATAAAATCAATGCTCAAACACTTGCCAATGGCTTATAATACACACATGAACACAAACACTTACATTGTCCACAATTTGTCCGGCATATATTATGATATGCTTATGAATACCTGCCCTAGTTGGGTTTGGACAGATCAAGAATTTGAAGATTATTTTGCAATGATGACAGGATGTTAACATGAAAAAATTAAGCAAAAAAGAATTGGAAAAAGCCCGTAAACGTGAGGCCGCAAAATCGGCTGGACGGGTTGCAAATAATCGCGAGAATCTGTGAACCAAGGTTTGCAAACCAAAAATGAATACTTTGGTTTGCAAGTTGGCGCCAAAAATTTAG